GTCCGCCGGTATCGAAGCGACCTCGACCATCGCTACCCCGCTGACGTGCGAAACAAGACTGGGCGTGTCGAACGCGGTCGTGTATTTCACCCACCGTTCCACGTTGTCGGGCAGCACGCCAGATGCCGCAGCGGTAGATCGCTGCTCCAACTTGTCCAGCCGCCCGCCCGTGCGCGAGATGAACGTCCGCAGCGCGTCGGGGGTGAGGGAGATGATTGGCATGGTTGTTCCTTACTGCGGCGCAGGCTCAAACTGTGAGCCAACGTAGTTGAGCAGTTGCTTGACACCCATAACGCGCTGCCATGCTAGAAGGCTGCGGAAGTTGTCGAAGTCTTTTTGGTTGATTGCTGTCGGTTCACCTTGAATGTAGTTGATGCCCTTGGCGACGGGCAACAGAGCCGTGCTTGCCCCCTTGCTTACAAGGTCAATGGTCGGGAAACTTGTGAGCAACCGATTGAGGCCCGAGGCGCGGGTGTTGCCAAACACGCCCGGAATGCCGATATGCGATGCCGCAGTGTCCACGATGTCAGGCAAAAGCGACGACATGTTTGATCGGCCAAATGCGTTCGCTCCAATAGCAAAGTTCGTCAGCCTCCTGTCGAGAAAATCGGCCCTTTCAACCTCGTCCATGCCAACTGAATCTATCTGGGTTCTGGCAACGTAGGTCAAGCCCGAGAACAGGATGCTGCCCAGCCACACGCCAACCTGCTGCATGTCGCCGTACCGAAGCCGATTGACACCTTGAAGTAGCGACTTTTCCCACGCCACGACGTTGAACGTGCGGAACTGGAGCATGGTCCGGCCAAGGTCGGTCGTCATCCACTTAGCAAGGCTTGATACCGAGTTGTCCTGTACCGCCGTGCGCGACCACTTGTCGATCGCGTTGACGAACAACTGCGCGGCACGCTGATCGCTCCACGAGTCGATGTCAAGACGCTTGATCTTCCGCCCGGTCAACCATCCCGGCTCGGTGATAGTGTGCTTGCGTATCTGGGCAAACACGATCTTTGCGTCTGCTTCGCTCAGTCCGATCTCGGCCATGCGGTTGACCCACTTTGCCGAGGGCAATCCTTCTGGGAATCGGTGTGCGTAGGAAGTGATGTTGTGCACAGCAGTAAGCGCAGCGGCACGCTTGGTTGCCATTTCGAGCGTCGAGAGGAAACTGATATCGTTGCTGAACCTCGCGCCAACGGCAAGTTTCTTGTCTGTCCACGCCAACAAGCGACCAAACCTGCCGCCGCCAAAGCGATAGGCAGAGTCCTCTAGGCCCATCCGGTTGAACAACTGTTGCGTCAGCCGGTCGGTTCCAGGCGCGGCCATAGCCTCAATCTCGGCCAATAGTTCGTTGCTCAACTTACCGCTCTTGGCCCGGCTGATGAGGCTCTTGAACGCCGGTACGTTGTTTATCAACGCCGACACCCCGCCCTGCGTTAGCAGGTTCATCGGGTCGGTGATGTTGGCGAGCGCAAACCCACCAGAAAGCCGAACGTAGTTGATTGCTCTGGCAATCCGCAGAACGTCGCTCACGGCAGACTGGCTACCCAGGTGCATGGGCTTACCCTCAACGTAGTTTGCCATTGCCGTAAGCCGGTCTACCGCGTCTGTAACTTCGCGCGGGTTGATCCCGCGAGCCTGCAACCGCTTGGACACCGACGACAGCAGGCTTTCCATTGTCTCCGCCTGCAATCCAAACTGCGCGTTCATCTCGGCCAAGACGCGCGACGATGCGGCTGCGCCGACCATCTGTTGCGTAAACAAATCCAGCACGGCGGCTGCGTTGTCCTCGATAAGCGAGGACAGGTCAAACCGCTTCTGCGACCCGTCGGGCAGGTTGACGTAGTGGCTCTGCGTGTAGTTCAATGGCGTGCGACGCTTGGCCCGGTTGTTGAACTTGGCATCGCCAATCTGTGCCAGTTCTCCCGTCTTGGCCTCGGGCCGGAAGTCGCTCAACAGCCGGGCGATCTCGTCTACCTTGTCGGCGGGAAGGCCCTCGATGTTGCTGAGGAACGTCTTGGCCGCTTGGCGATCGGTAAACACCGCCATCCGGTCGAGGTCGTTGTAGTCCAGCGAACTGATGCGGCCAAGGAAGCCATCGGCCACCTTCAGCCGAAGGTTGTCGGGCAAGTCGCCAAGGTTCTCGGTGAACGAGTCGGCAAAGATTCTGACAAGGTTCGGCCTGCCGATTGCGGCCTCGGCGTTACGGATTCGGCGAGCCGACCACGACACCATGAACCAAGGCTTTGCCGGGTCGATTGTGTCCATGCCGGGAACGTTGTGCCGCACCGCGAAGTCGAGAATCTTGCGCCGCTGGCGGTCAACCAGGTCTGCCGCCTTGCCTATCGCATCTCCAGCAACGTCTCGCCCTCTAGAGAGATTGTCGAAGGAAGACCCGTCCTGCCTCCTGAGAAGTTCCTGCCCCACTTGCCGGTAAAAACGCTCGTTGTCGGCGGTGCTGTTCCACAGCCGGGCGACGCTGCCCTTTCGCAGTTGCGCCTGCCACTCCTTGAATAGCAGGTTGGCCTCACGCGCAAACTCGGTCTTGAACACCCGAAGCATCCGCTCTTTCTGCTCGGCTGCCGAGGCGACGACCACGCCGCCACCCTTGCCGGGGATCACGGTGTCCATGAGTTTGGCCGACAGGGCGCGGCCCATCTCATCGTCAACCGCTTGCGACTTGGAACCCATCGAAAATCGCCATGCCGAAAAGGTGCCGGTCTGCTGGCCGTTGGCGTTGGCAAACGAGAAGTCGGTCGCCTTCATGCCAACGGCAGAGTCCGGCACGCCCATGAGCATGTTGGTCTGCTGCTGCGGTGGCAACACCACGCCAAGTGCCGCGTCCGGGTCCATGGCACGCAGTTCGGCGATGAAGTCGGCATCTTTGACGCTATCCAGGCCGGAAGCGCGGATCATAGAGTCAATCGCAGCCGCCTTCTCTGGCGTGGCAACGCCGGGCCGGAACGTCGCGTTTCCCTCTTTGGTCAGAATGTCCTCACTGAGAACCTTCCGCCAGTTGCCATCGAACTCCTTGGCAGCGGCAGCACCCATCGCAAACTCAAGTTCAACCGCCTTGCGGATGCGGGCACCTTGCAACGCCCACGCGCCGCCGCCCAGCAGCAGCGACCCGCCAAGGGCGTACATGACCTCCCGCTCGTCCTGCTCCGGGTCTTGGCTGCTGATGTACGCCTGCACCGGCACGTTGGACGCAGCCCCAATAAGGCCACCCGCAGCCATCCTCGCCATGATCGTGCCGCGCCGGGCAACCGCCGCGATCGGACCCGCCGTGGCGGTAACGCCCGCGTCGATTGCCAGCGCAACGGGGTCGAGGACCGCCGCGCCAAACCTTGCCGCCGTGCCCGTCCACCCAGCCTGCGTAAGACGCTGGCGACGCTCCTGCAAATCGAGGGCTTGGTCGCGGATAATCTGCGCGTGGTCCGCGTTGAGCGCGTCGTCGAACATCTCCCAGAACTGCGGCTCAATGCCTTGGGTGAGGTCTTTGATCCGCTCGGTCGTAAGTGAGTAGGTCGGATCGACGCTGGCATAACTGCTGCGGTCGTACTGCCGGATCATAAACGCCAAGGACTGCTCGGACATGAGCGCGTCGGGTATGACCTGAAGCCTAAACCCGCGATTGTTCTCGCGTTCAATCGCGTCGTTGACCATTTCCGGCGAGGGCACGTTGCCAGTCAACGGCTCTAGGCCGGGGAAACTACTCATGGCCTCTCCCGTGCGATGGTTGCTGTTTGGCCCATAGAGGTTATCAGGTTCCTGGTCGGTGCCATTGCCTGAGCGGCTTGTTCGGCCTCGCGCCTTCTACGGTAGTCGCCCTTGCTGTTGAGCCGGTTGCGTTCGTCGATGATCTGCGCCACGCGCGGGTTCGGGTTGGGACCGAACGTCGCGCCCAAGATTGCCGAGTCGTCGTCCACGCCGGGGCCAACGTACTTCAGCAGTTCGGCGTTCAACTCGGCAAGACGGGCCGATATCTTCACCGGGTCCGTCTCGCTCGCGTACTTGGCAAGAAGTTCCTCGCGGCTGGGGCCTGCCTGCACCACAAGGCGGTTGAACTCGGCAGCAAACTGTGTATCGGTGAAAAGCCCGTACCCGTCTTTGCCAACCGCAGGCGCGCCGTTGAGCCGGACATACCACCGGCCCTCGTCGGTCGTGGCAACCTCTAGGTCGCTGGGCTTCACGGGCCGACCGAGTTCCTTGGTAAAGCCCGGATCGTTGCCGTGCCGCTTCGTCCACTCGACCTTGATCGCGTCGGCTGCCTGCTGGGGGTTCTCTGGCAGCGTGCGGCCCGTCATCGACCCGTGCGGGCCAACGTAGACCATCCGGCCATCGACATCGGTAAACGAGGTTTTCAGCGTCTTTGCCGCTTCTACCGCCGCTACGTCGGTCGTGGCACCAGAGCCAACGGAAAGGGCTTGGATATACCGCTCCATCTCGACGCGAACCTCACCGGCGTTGCCCGTGTTCTTGAATCCAGCGCGCAACATAGCCGTATCCAACACTTCTTTGGGCACAACCGGCGCGCGTTGCGGGTTCTGCGCTGCCAGCACGACGTAGGCAAGGGCCTGGTCGTCCGGTTCCCCGGTGTATTTCTGGCGAACCGCTGCCATTTCGTAGAAGGCCCGCGCGTTACCGTCGGTGTGGGCGTATGCCGTAGCCGGAGAACGTTGAACCATCCGCTTGTAGAGCGAGAAGCCCTGCAACGTCGATGGGCCGATCTTGCGGTCTTGGCCCTGCAACTGTGAAAACGCGGCTGCTGCCTGATACCCGCTTGCGGTCGTAGCCTTCCACGGTAAATACTCGACTTTGTTTGTTGCCAGATAAGCAATGCCGCGATCGACACCGCCATCCTGATCGTTGGCAAACCGCGCCATTTCCAAGCCCACAACTTCGTCCCGAACTTCGTTTGTCGGCATGGTCGCGGTCGGGTCTTTTGGGTTGTAGGCGATGGTGTTCGAGCCGGACAGGATGATGCCCAGACCGCCCATGTTCGGGTCGCGCGAGAGTGCCCCAACTCGGGCGATCATGTCCTTCTTGTAGTTGGCATCCTCGATCTTGGCCGTCTGCTTCGCCATCTCCTTGCCCATGTTCTCGATCTTGGCCCTGAGAATGAGCGCGTCGCCCGCGTCAAGGCTCCCATCGGCTAGGCCCTCATCGACGATCCTATCGAGGACGTACTTGCTAGAGTTGTCGAGTTCTGCCTGCTCGAATCGGTTGATTGACACCGACCGGGCCGCACGCTTCCGGTCCTGCTCCACGCCGGTCGAACGCGCGTTGAGCATGGCAATGGTGTCGGGGTCAAACTTGCCCGACTGCTCGACGATCTTGTTGAGTAGCGGTGTGTTGCCCGTGCGGGCGGCGGCATCGGCGGCGATCCCTGCTGCACGCTCGACAACCTCCGGGCGCAGGCCCATTGCGGCGGAACTTGTCTTGATATCGCCCAAGTCCTCGCCAGCAAGAATCCGGCCCGAGATTGCCCGTGCCGCGTCGTTCTCGCCGTTCTCGATAGCCTTGCGGCGCGCCTGCACTGCGGCACCCGGAAGGACCGCCGTAATCTGTTTTCGGTACTGTTCTTTGTATGCTGGCGATTGCCCGCCCGCAATCTCGTTGGTGATTGCGTCAAGTTCTGGTCCGGGGTTTGACGGGTTGATGACTCGACGACCATTGGCTATGTCGTCCGTGAGTGCTGGCAGCGTTTCGCTGGCGTACAGCGATGCGGCGTTCCGGTCGGCAGCGTCGCGGGCGTTCTGTGCCCTCTCCGCGTCCATCGCCGCCTTCTCCTGCTGCTGCAACGCCTTCGCGTCTTGGAACTCCTGCTCCTGCCTAGCCCGAAGATTCTGCCGGGTAATATCCCGCGTGATGCCCACGCCGGTATCGACCGCATCGCTAAACGCCTTTGCGAGAAGTGCGGCGTTGCGATCCTGGCCGGGGTCCGCAGCGGTAACACCCGGCGCGTTCTGGCCAATCTGCGAAGGCCCCGGAAGTGGCAGGGTGCCTCGACCCGCCCCGAGGTAGTAGCCGGTTCCGCTGTTGAATCCGCTCATGGTTTATGCTGGTGGACCCATGCCTCCAGAGATAGGCGGTGGCGCGGGCGGGGTTATGGATCGGTTCAGTTCGGTCAGCGACGAGTTGACATTGTAGAACGTTGATGCGCCCTGGATCGCAGCCGAGAACGCCCCGGTAAGCGGGTCGATCCGCCGACCCTGTGCGGAGATGATGTTCGCGTTGGTGTTGCTGCCAATCGCCAGTTGGTTCCGACCGGCGTTGCCAGAGAGGGTAACGAGGTCTGCCGCGCCCTGGCGGACGATGGAGTTCTGGACCAAAAGCCCGGCACCGGTGGCCGTGCCGCTGGCCTCGGAAAGAAGCCCGGCCAGTGCCCGTTGCTGCGCGACCTGCTGGTTGATCCTCTCGCGTTCCTTTGCGTCCGCCGCCGCCTGTTGCGCGGCCTGAATCTGCCCCGCCTCACGCGCGTTGTTCTCGGCCTTCTTTGCCCGCTGGTTCTGCTGCTGCTGCCCAGCAATGGCCGTTCCCGCGCTTATTGCACCTAAAATCAGGCCCGCAACTGCAATCTCTGTTCCGGTCATTAGACACGCTCCTGAACAAGGTCGCCGCTGGTGTCAATACCACCGACGTAGGCCGGGCGCGGATCGGACGACGAGATGCGGATGGTCGTCCGGTCGGCTGGGCCACCGCCGTAGATGTCCTTCTTGCCGCTGACCGGCGTTGCCCCAAGATCGACCACCTTGAACACCTCTGTACGGTTGTTGACCACCCATCCGATCTTGAAGTACCCGCTCCGCGCGTACCGAACGGTGATCTCGCGCGGGTGGAAGTTGGGCGAAATAAACGAACGATCTTGATTGTCCCGAAGGAACTGGGCAGAAAGTTGAACGTCCCAGTCGATCGGTCGGCCCAAGATGCAGTTTGGCCCCGAGTGGTTGCCGGGTGCTGTTACAGTGCTTCCCGATGGCGTACCCTCTAGAACCGTACCGTCGGTCTTGACAATCGACACGATCCCAGCAGAGGTCATACCTGCCGGAAGTGTCCAAGTGGTTGTACCGGCACTGTGGGAACCCGACAGGCTTATCCACCCGTCAATACGCGGTAGATACGTAAAGCCCGCTGGCGTTGCCTCGCCGCCCATGTCGAAGGTTTCCAGCACCATCGCCGAACCGCGCAGGGTGTAGAGCCTCGCCTGTGTACCGCGAGATACCACCGCCCGGATGTCCGCACCGTTGAAGGTCAGGACTGACCACGCGGCAAGCCGACGCTCGCCGTTGATGAACGCCGTGCGGTAGAGGTAGGCCGTGCCCGTGCCCCGCGCAACCAGCAACACCGATTGGGTGTCCGGCGCGGTCGCCATCAGCAGGTTCGTCGTGCTAATCAGGTCAAATACATGCCGTCCGACGCTCTGGCTCACGCCAGCAATCCGGTCGCCGTTCGGGTCAAGTTCGTACTCGACCAACTGGACGAACCCGCCCGTGGGCTTGATGTAGTACGCACGCTCACCCATGCGGGCGGGCTGCACGTCGATAATCGACTCTTCGGGTGCGGGGATAACCGATATCCGAGAGGGCGCAAGTGCCTCGGTAAAGCCGATGGAGAACTGCGTGCGCCCCGCCGTAGTAACCAGCAGCGTCTTGTCAAAAGCGAGCATCGAGCGGATCGCCCCGCCTGAATCCTCACCGATGGGCTGGTCGAACGGGTCGTCGTCGAGGGTGGTTGTTACGTCTTGGGTATACAGCCGGGTGTAGTCGCGGTTACCAGCCGAGAACGCCAGCAGGTTGCCAGCGGCAATCTCTAGCCGACCCTGCCACGATTGGATCGCGCGGATGGGCAAGCCCTGCGTGAGCAACTTGCTTGCCGGGTTGCTTTGCTCATCGCCCGAGCGTCGCGGCTGCCAGGGAAGGTGCCGGACGCAGGCCATTGGGCTTTGCGCTGTGGCGTTGAACTGGTTGAACCGCCAGAGTGCTTGCGGCGCGGCCAACGCCCCGTCATGGACAACAAACTCCGCAATGTCGCCCACCCATGTATTGCCAACGGCAAGGGTGTAAGAATCACCCCCTGGCGTTCCGAACGAGCCGGTGCCGGAGATAGCGACCGTGAGGTTCGTCCCGTTGACAACGCAGGCAAGCGTGCCGGTATTGCCCGGCGTGAACGTGATAACAACGTGCTTCCACGCGGTCGAGTAGAGGCCCACAATGTCGGGGCTGGTTATCGTCGAAGTCCCGCTGACTGCAAGGTAGAGTTTCCCGGTCGTCCCGCTGGTAAGTGTGTGCCCGACCGTTACCGTCGGCGGTGCAACGCCACTGACGAACGTGCGGCTTGGGGTCGGGGTCATCACCGCAATAAGGCCGGTTACTCCCGCCGCGCCCGTGCCCTTGATCCAGAACTCGAAACTGATCGGACCCCATCCAGAAAGGGGGCGGTAGATTGTCGAGGTCATGGTCCTGCTGGTGAACACCAAGCCGGAGCCGTTGCTGAGTACGACCCCGCTAGAGGCCGTCATGCTGCTGCTGAACGTGCCATTCGCCCGCCCCAGTTCATCGACGCAGAATGTCGTCCCCGCGTCCCTGAATCGGTACTGGGCAATCGCGCCCATCTCCGCAGGCGCAGCGGCGTAGTCCCCGCGAACTCGTGCCACCTTGACCGGGAGCGTCGTGAGGTTCGGCTGGCCCGTGTCCTGGTCAGGCTCGCCAATCGGCACCCAGCGGCTTCGTGGCGAGTTTTGGAACTGGACCGCGCCGGTGCCCGTGCCAGGAGCCGCGCCGGTGCTGCGGGTTGCGCCGGTGGCGTTGAATGGGCAGCCAGCCTCGTTCTTTGACGTGTCATACGAACTTGCGGCGGCTGGTGCCCGCACAAACTCGTTGGCAGGAAAGCCAGCGAGAGGGCCACCCCAGTTAGAGGTGAGCGTCAGTCGGCACGTCTGGTTAGCCCCTGGCGTGCTGACCGAAAACGAAGCCGCTACGTTGGGAAGCCCCTGATCGCGGAAAGCCTGCTGCACGCGGGCACCGGCCTGTGCAAGATCGTCGATTGGCGTGTTGGCAAAATCAATCGCCACTTCAACCTCACGGCCAACACCACGGACGTTGACGTTTGCCGGTGCTCCGGGGATGGCATCTACCAACGTTATCTCCGATGACGTAGCCGACGCAATCGTGTAAGCACCTGCACCCGTGCCGGTGATGAAAACCTGCTCGCCCGGTTCGATGTTGTTTGGGTACGTCGGGACGCTGACCGTGATCGTCTTTGTGCTGCTGTTGTAGGCGCAGGTGTTTTGCTCATGCACCACTCGGGCAAACTTGACCCGCGCACCCTTCGGGTTGCGCAGGGGTTCCGGGAAGTAGAACACCGGGTTGCTGCCGTTGCCTACCTGCGAAGCACCGAACGTTAGCGTCGCGTGCGTGCCCTTGCCCGGCTGGTAGCGGTACAACCCCGGAGGGTCAGAGAGATACCGCAGGCGGGCGCGGGCAATCTGGCCCGGCTGGAGCGTAACGCCCTCGACCTCCGAGAAGTCTTTGCACTCCCGCGTGGTCGATACGAACGGCGTGGCCGAGGCAGACGGGTTGATCCCTTGGCTTGCCACTACCGCGCCGTCCCCAAGCATACAGGCGATGCACTTGGCCGTGCCAGCGTTCGTAGCCAGATACCCAGCGGTCTGACCGGAGTTGTAGACCACCCACTCGGAGTAGTCGTCGCCGACAATCCGAAGCACACCGGCAGAGTCCATCACAAGGTCGTAGGACTCCGATCGGTCGGTGTTGACCGCGAACCCGTCGTAGGTGTTCCCAGTGGGCCAAGATGCAAACACCGCGCGGTGGCGCGTCCCTTGCCGCTTGCCCGTGCCCAGTTCGATCGAGACTTCCGAATCGTTGCACACCTTCAACTGTGCAACCTGCCGGGTTTCGTCGGGCTGCCGCGAGAGTCCCCCGTTCAGGAACGGGATTCTGGCGGTCGTCGGGTTGCCCATCAATCCTCCCAAGTAGTTGACCGGCCACTGAGACCGAGCCGAGCGTTAGACGAACCCCACCGACCGGGGATACCGGCATCGCGGAGGTTCAACTGGTGCGCGGTGTAGAGTTGGGTCCAGCGTCCGATAAGGTTGTCCTCGAACATGAACGCCTGCCGGGCCTCGGCCTCTAGACGCGAAAGAAACTGGTCGTCGATCCGGCCACGCTTCCACGCCTGTTGATACCGGGTTGCAGCGTGGGCCGCAACGTACTCGGCCATCGCAGGCGGGAGTGCCTCAATCGCCCAATCGGCCACGCCCATCTGTGGGAGCGCGGTCAACGCCCCGGTCGTCAGCACCGCAGCCGAGGTTTGGCCCGTCAGGTTATCGGTCCCCGCCAGCGTGCCCGTCTGCACCACCAGCCAAGCCTTGCCGCCCGTGAAGTAGTGCAGGATCGCCGTCGCCCCGCTGGTCGTCTGTTTGACGATCTCGCCGTTGATCGGGTTGCCGGTGTAGGACGAGACGACAATCGAATGGGTAGCCCAGCGAATCTCGGGCTGGTACTCCCCGCGCTGAATCTGGGTCAGGGAGCGTGCCAACTGGACCGAAGCCCGGTCGGTGTCGATATCACCCGTGCCGGGTGAGGGGATGGAGGCAACCGGGTCGATTCCCACGCCGCGAAGGATGGTGTTTACGCCTTCGAGTGTGGTCATGGTTTACCCTTTGGGTGCAACGGCTGGGGGCGGTGTCATCAAGGCAAGAAGTTGGGCCTGAAGTCCATCGGCGCGTGCCCGCTGTGCGTCCGCTTCCGCCTTCGCTTTGGCGGTGGCCTCATCCCACAAATCGTCCTCGCGCTTGCGAGACGCTTCTTTCGCCTCATTCTCGCGTTTGCGGGACCGGCTGTTTTGCCAAGCGACACCCCCGCCGCCGCCGATAAGAAGCCCGGCAAGCGTGCTTGTGTCGAAACCAGCCGACGCGGCCAACTGCTTTACAATGGGGATGTTCCCGCCGAAGTTGGCCCACGCCATACGCTTGGCATCCTCGGCTTGCAAGACCGCAAAAGCATCTTCCTTCTGCGCGTTCAGTGCTTCGCTTGCGGCCTTTCGGATCGCACGCGAGGCCGCGAACTCGGCCATGATGTTCTCCGTGTTGACAGCCGCCGCCGCAACAACGTCGGCCAGTTGTTCCTCGCGCTTGGCCTGATCCACTTTGGTCTGAGCGGTGATGCGCCTGACCTCAGCCTCAGCCTTGGCCGTCGCGGCGCGGACAGCAGCCTCGGCCTTCGCCTTGTCTTCTGCTTCCTCTTTGACCACCTGCGCCTCAGCCTTGGCGACCTGGGCCAGCAGTTGATCGCCGGTAACGGGCTTGCCGGTGAACGGGCTATCGACCGTCGGTGGCGAGCAGCCCAGCAGGAGTGCCAGAGCAATAAACGACAGGATGGATACTGCGATGGTTTTCATGCGTGCGTTTTCCTTGTGATACCAAACATTCTCCATCAAGACGCGACCCACGCCCCGCCTTTGTGGACATACCTTCCAACAGCCGTAAACGGCGCAAGTCCGCTTGTGTCGGTGTTGTAGAAACTGTCCCCGTCTATGACCGACGCGGGAAGCGGTTGGCCAGCAATAACATGTCTCCCCCGAATACGGATGTTTCCGTTGACCCGAACATACCCGGTCCCGGTTACATCGCCAACGAGTCCGCGATCGTTGAACTTGCTCCAGTCCTTGTAGACAAGCCCGGTCGCGTCGATGTACGACTTGCTGTTTGGGTTCCGCTGGTAAATGACGTGCGAGGTTGCACCACTATTGCCCGCCCAAAGGAAGGGCAACCTGAACGCGATCTCGGATGTGTGCTGCGCGTCGATGATGCCGCTTACACCGCTTACGTCCTTTGTGCAAGACACGCCACGACTGACAACCACGCCCGGATCGGTGCGGAAGATAAAATCGCTGCTGTGAGCGGACCCAGGCGCGAGAGTAACGGCCCCGCCCGAGACAGAGATACCGCCGATCGCGCAAGGAACCGGCACGCCGTTGATGGGGTCAGCCGCACAGTGGACCAGCCGGCCATCTGGACCAAGCCGCACGTTAGAGCCTGTTTCGGATACCTGGTCGATTGTCCCGTTGAGCGTTACCCACCCGCGCCACGCCCGCGCCGCAGAGCAGTTGACGATCTTGATGAAGTCCATCCCCGCCACGGCGGGGAACATGATTAACAGATCGTTGTCGGGCGCGGTGTGGATATTTTCAAGCGTGATGTCTTTGCAGTTTGTCGCACTGATCCCGCCGGTAAAGTTACCTGCCGGGCAGACCACGCGGGCGTTGCGGATGACGATCCCGGTGTGCGTCCCGCCGATGATCCCCGCAAGCGTGCCGTTGCCGATGTCGGCGTTGTCGTCTGCGACGGACCACCAGGTTGCGGTTGAGGACGTGCCCGTAACGCCGTCGACAAGCACGTTGCTGATCGTGTTGCCGGTAGAACCAGCAAACCGGAATGCCTCAAAGCAGTTATCCAGCACGGTGTTGGTAAACACAAAGTCGCCCGAACTGCCCGTGGGGGCTTGGCAGTACTGGTCGCTGACCGCGCTGCGATAGGCTCCCTCGTTGACGATGATCGGCAGAGCGTTGTCGTTGACATTTGCGTAGATGTTGTCGGTGCGGTGCCGCCAGCACCCAGCCCCAAAGTGGATGCCGTCGGAGTTGCTGTTCTTTAGCCTTAGGCGGGCGTAGTACCCATCGGTACAGTTGGTAATCCAGATCAGGTACTTGGTGGCCCGCACGTACGTCCCGTCTGTGATCGTCAGACCGTCCACGCGGTCAAACCAGATGCCGTCCTCCCACCAGAACGCATTGCCGCGCGGGCTTGACCCTTGCGCAGTCCGGTTCCCACCAAACCTGTCTCTGCCGTTGAAGTCAAAGTTGATGTTGCGGATTGTGATATTCTCATCACGCAGCGTCGAGTCCCCGGCCAAGTTGTTGCGCAGAAAGTAGCAGTTGGATTTGTTGGCCCGGCGCAGCGTTACGCCGTTGACCCCCTCGATCGTCGTGTTGGAGTAGACCACCAGAGAGGAGTTGACGCGGTAGTTGGGTGTGCCCGGCGTGTTACACCTTTCCGGCCCGACGGTGTACGTGCCCGGCTGGTCGAAGAACAGCGTCCCGCCGCCGAGTTTGTTGAGGTTGTCCAGTACGTCTTGGATCGCCTGCGTGTTAGCCGCCTGCGTTTGTGCGCTGAGGTCGGTCTTGAGTCCGAGCATACTGGCCAAGATGACGGTGTTTGCGGAGAGCAGAACCGAGAGCATGGGTTGGGGCATGGGTGGCACTTTTTTGTGAGGGGTGGTGGGTTAGGCGGGGCGAACGATCATCCACGCAAACGTTGAGGTATCAGACGTGTTATTCGATGTGATGGTAAATGAACCATT